CCTCCTTCTTTGTGTTAAACAAATAAGAGTTGTTCTTCTTTACAGTAGAAAGAATAATATCATCGAGAATCTGAGAATAAATGTTACCATTATTAGTGTTCTTAATGTTGTTGTCAGTAAACTTAATATCGTATGTTGTCATAATTCAGCCTAAATTTTAATTGCTTAACTTTCTATCAAGTTGTTATATGCTAAGTCATTCTGGAATTCAAGTATGCAGGGCTTTCCTGCGTCTCGATTTTTCAAGATGTGTAAATACACCTTGTTCTGAGTAGGTAAATGGCTCGGGCCATATTCTTGTATTCCAAGAATTTCAGGCCTATGAATAACTATAACATAATCGCTAGCTTGAAATAAAGCATCAGCAGATGAAATGTCGCTTCTCATAGGATAATGCGACAAAGGATTGTTTATTCTTTCTGGTGATTCAATATTTCTATTCATCTGTGCTAGTTGTAACACTGATGTCATTGGATACTTTTTAGCACTTATGAAAACTCTCTCGAGTTCCTGCATGGTTTCTATAACGCTGCCTATCGGCTTCGTTAATAGAGCATGGTCGTACATTATCACAAAATGCTTATCGGTACCCTTTATGTATGTATTATAGAAATACTTAATAATGTCTTCTGCTTCCTTGGGAGTTGTAGGGTTATCTACAAACCATATAGGATACTCCTTTAGTTGATTAGATACTGAGATGACTTTTCTGAAGGTATCGTCATCTAGGTCCGTTTCCGAACTATACAAAGTCGAAGTCGTTTTCCTAAGCTTACTAGAAAGCGTTCTTCCAACTTGCCTAAATCCAACCATCTCTAACGAGAAAATCAGAATTACTATTTCTTCACCAGGATTCAAATCAACAATATCAGTTGAGATCTCATTAGCAAATGAGCTCTTACCACTTCCTGAAATACCAGCTATGGTGTAAACGGTATTAGGTTCAATACCTCCCATACACTGCTTATTAAACTTAGCCCATCTAGTCTTAAGAGATGTTATAGAATGATCTCTACGACCAGATATGTAGTTTATCGCCTCTTGGGCTACAACTGACATTGGTCTTATAAGATTAGATAAGTTCTGTTCCATAAGTCGATTCCTCAATTTTAGAGTTGTCTTGCATTTCTTCCTCAGATTCTTCCCATTGATGGTCTACGAGCCATCTCCACATCGTCTTCATATAACTTAGTTTACCCTCGTTAGTCTTTTTCTTCATTTCGAAGTCGAGACACTGAATAAGATGTTGAGCCATAGCTTCGCTTTGACCTACATAAACATTAAATAAATGTCTACACTTGTTAACGTTGGCTCTCAGATAGTTTTTAGTACCATCTGGTCGTAGAACGTATATTGGGTACATTTCATAGAACAGATCGAAATAGTCCTGTTTAGGTCGAACTATATCCTTAAGCGCATCTGTTGCATGATATGTAATTGACTTACCTCTCTCTATCGAGGTAATAAGTCCCTGAGAAATTAAGTTTGATATTTCTTCGTCGCTAACTAGGCTGACAATTTTGCGGACGTCTTGATTGTAAGTTTTTTGATTCTTATCCAATACCAAACTTAGGAATATTAATTGATTTGAATTTAATCCTGGAATATCCAGGAGTTTTGTGTTTAGTTCAATAATCATCTTATATACGTTGATAAACGATTAATCATCGAATATTGTCAACTGGCGATTAACAAACTCACTAGCTATCTTTTTTGCTTTGCTAATGTAGTACTGGTAATCCAGATGACGTTTCTCTATTGGTGTGGCATCAATCTTATTAAGAAGTCGGACTCCGTATTCTGTTATTCTTGTTTCAGAACGACTTTCGTACATTTTGTCCTTAATTCTTATAAGATAGTAGCCACTGCTCGATGCGTAGTACCTATTAATACGTTGAATGAGGTTTCCCCCATACTCAACTTTTGATTCCTTATTTACGCTTTGTGACATTAAGAAATCACGGATATCTCTATCCTTCTTAATAAACTTGTCTATCGGTTCATTGTTCAAAAAATAGTTTATCACAGCTTTGGAGATAACAACTGGTGTCATGCTGTTGTTAAGACCAATTTCTGTGATAAACCTGCCTTTCTTTTCTATCAGTCCTGGATCTCTAGATTGGGAGTATCCTTTGCGAACACCAAAGTAATTGTTCACGTCGTACTGATAAAACGACTCGTAATCATCGGATTCGAATGTCAACTGGGTTAATTGCTCAACTTCCTTAATTGCATCGGCTATTGCGAAGCGGGCGGATTTGTCAGCAATGTAGACGACACCATCTGTATTGACTTGTACAATCTTACAATTCAATGCCAGAAGCCTGTCCACCAACATAAGTAGTATAAGTTGCCCATTTATACGTATCTTATATACGTTAAGTGGATCATAAGCCCAGCTACTTTCTTGTTGCATCTTTCCTGTAAGAGCATTAAGAGCCTGTTTAAATGCCTTAGACTTTAATAACTCTCCATTACGTTTGGCAGCCAAGCGCTCCTTGTATAGAGCACTGTACACATTCCAAAAATCTTCTCCTAAGTGAACTGGAAGCCAATGGTTTATAATGGCTAGCGAAGGATACATAGACGTAACGTCGGAGTGTCCTATAAACTGTTCAGCTGTAGGTTTGTAGACTCTAGGCTCGTTGATGGTGTGTATACCACCTTCACCTATAGAGTAGCAAATGTTTGAGAGAACAAACTTCTTCTCATAGTTTTCTTGTTTCTTATCAGACTTACTTGCGTTGCAAGTAGCATTCTTTACATCTAATAAGACTTCTTTCAACTTTGGATTAGAATATTGTATGAATGGGAGTATAATGTCACCTAGACGAATGTTTCCGACTTTTCGAGCACGAGTTTTTAGCTCGTCTTTTGTTGTGTTGGTAATGTCTAAAGTCTTTCGCAAGAGTACTTCTTCTCCAAATCGTACACCACTCATCGATAGTGCATCAAACCCCCATTCTTTTTCCACTTCAAGACGTAGTTCTACATCTTCTTTTACTTTGTTAAGCAAAGTCTCAGTAGCTTCTACGTCGTTCACATTATACTCTATCATAGCGTCAATATCACATTTCTGGATCTGCAGATCAAAGTTTCCTTCGTACTCTTGTACATTTGGCATATGTAAGAGTATTTCTATTTCTTTTAAGCTTTTCTGCTGTTTGGCGCTATAGAGCATCATCATAAGATCAAATGAATAGAAGTAGTTTGCATACTTATACACTTTAATCTTATCAATATTTCCTGTTTTTTCCGAACTTATTATTTCTTTACTAAGATAGTAGAGAGAACTACAAATTCTCGAGTATCCTAGTCGCTTCATTCTACTGCAGAAATGTATAATGTAACTTATGATTATGTCATCATAATGCTTATTGTTGTAGCCGCACATTATATGATCAGTTCTGTTGGTGTAGAAGAAGTCAACTAGTTCTTCTAGTTGATTTTTACGACAGGATATCTCGAATTTATATAGTTTATGACTCTCTGAATCTTTACAAGTACAATGAAAACAGTTTGGAAAAACTTCTATGTCATATAGAACTACTGGTCTTTCCTTTACTATCATAGTTCCCTAGTGAGGGTTTGCACCTCGCAGTCATATCCTTTCGGAGCACACTAGGGTGACCAGTGGTGTCCTGGTCGATTTTGAAGAAGTTACGCCTTAAGCTGCCATTCGCATTTTATTTGCGCCTGGTAACAGGAGTCGTCCCGTCTTCTTGCGATGGTCTTTAAGGTTTGTGCAAACAAGATTACTGCGCTTTGCTTTTACCTTGTTTGTCTCCTTTTGAGCCGTCTTCATGACTTTACTACTTTTTGGAAGATAGTTTACTCCTCCATACTTAATAGTCTCGCCATTGTCTTTTATCTGAGCAACTTCCTGCTCGGTAAACTTGTCGTCCGAATGTTGGAATCGTCCTACAAGTTGTAATTTGTCATATTTAGCGACAACTAAGTCTCTAATATGTTCTTCTGCAGCATTCTTTTCTGCTTCCCAAACTGGGAACTGCTGCGCGTAGAACAAGTCGTCTTTCTTAACCGGGCATGGGTGCTTTCGCTCCCATTTCTGCAACTTGTGTTGAACATACCCTTCCATGAGCTCGGTATGGTTAAACTTCGTAACCTTTCTGCGAGATTCAATTTTGATCGAATCACGTTTGAGCAGTATGAACCAAGGTTTCTTCCGGGAAAGACCATGGATACAATGTTCTTTACAGAACTTAGAAGTAGTTCCATGAGACTTATTAAAGTCCTTAAGCCACTTCTCTTTGATGTCACGATATTTTTCAACATAATCGTCCAAATATTGATTATTCTGGGTATTCATAACGTTGCCTCCTATGATTAAGCTGCTTGTTTAGCTGTTTTTTGTTTAATTTCTTTAACCTGTGTAGGCTTTTTGTTTACGGCTTTAGCCTTAACTTTGAGCCCACGACGAAGCTTACGTCCTTCAGCCTTAGAGCCGTGACGGAAGTTATATGTGTTCTTCTCAAGTGTCTCCTTAGCCTTCTTCTTAGCTCTACGGAGATTGTAGAAGTTCACACTAGCGTTCTTTGAGCACTCGATAGTATGAGGATCGCCTCCCTTCTTGTGCTTGTTGTGATTGCCTGACATATCTATGCCAGCCTCCTCGAATGGAGACTTGCCATCAGAACGATACTGATAGAATGTAGCATTATCTACAAGATCACGCAGTTTTGCTACTACGCTTGCTGGCACATCCTTAAAGAATGCTGTAGAGTTAGTAATGCATGCAGACTTAATGCCGCAATCCTTTACCAGCTTCTCGAGCTCCTTCTTCTTTTTCAGAACAGAATCACATACAACTGTAATATTGTATACAGTGGCGTTGTCCCACTGTTTCTTTGCGATATCTATCACCTTCTTGGTGTCGGCATCATTGAGATGCATACGCTTGCATCGACGGGTAACTGATGCGATATGACGAGCCATAGAGACGTTACGACGCTCTTCCTGCTTCTTCAAACGGTCCTCCAGAGTGATTTTAACAGGCTCTGAAGCCTTTTCCTTCTTGGAGTCGATCAGTTTATCCATGATGCTCTTTTTGCGCGCCTTACGGGCCTCTGCGCGAGCCTTAGAAGCGGCATATTTAGCCTCCTCTTTCTCGGCCTTAGCCTTCTTCTTAGCTGCCTTGAGTTCAGCATGCTTCTTAGCCTTTTCTGCGTCAGCAGCACGGCGCTTCTCAATGTTCTTTATTGTCTCGTTAGCAGCATTAGACTCTTCCTTCTTAGCTGCCTCAGCCTTAACTGGTGTAGTTCCTATCTTAGCCTGAACCTTCTTGAGGTTCTTCTTATTATTCTTCTTTGACATAATTTTGATAATTTAATGTGTTAATAATGTTATTTTTAAGGCAAGGGATTCCTTATTGTGGTTCGTGTAAGCCTCGATCTTACTCCTTTCGGCGACCCTTATATTTGTCTCGAACCTATAGCATTTAAGCTGCCAGATCCATCTCGAACTTATCTGCAATAGTATCCTTAATCTCAATAGAAGTCTCATTGTTAAACTTCTCGAGATTAGCGTCAAACTTATTTGCTAGTAGTTGCTGCTCATGGATAAGCTGAGCAATCTTAGCTGATGAGAATACCTCACGCTTAGGCATAGCCTTCAATCCCTTTTTTGCCTTAGTTGATGGATCAAGTGTCTTGATCATCTTAAGTTGTGCTATTGCCTCCTTTGCCTCGCATGCTGCGAAAATACTATAGTTATTTGTCTTCTTAAAATCCTCGTAAGAGAATGTAGTTGTACCTGTATTAAGAGCTACCAAAATACCCTTAATCATAATACGCTTCTCACTAAGTTGTACAATCTGGTTATACAAGCTCTTGAGATCTAAGCCAGAACCCTGCTTTGCTGCAATTGCCTTCTTAGACATGAGGTTCTCTGCTCGAATAATTCGCCAATACTTATTGATAGTGATATCAATGTTCTTACGAATTGTGATGATGTTTGCTGAGTTCAATTTAATTGATTTCTTATTCATATAGTTTGATTAAAATTAAACAATTTACTTGAATCAGCCATTTACCTAGTTCCTATATTACATATAACTGTAATAAAGATTAAAAGACACCCATTGGCAATCCTGCCCCGCAGGGCGGATTACCTATTCTCCGCAGAGAACGTTTAAGGATGCCTTTTAATATAAACTAATAATATCGTCTTTGCATTTCGTTATAAACAATAACGATAATACCATGCATGAATGTGTACTCTTCTGCTCGCAGTTCATACACCATTCCCGCAGGAATGTTTCTGTTTATGGCATTACTCGTTTAGCGTTTACAATTCCATACTCCAACTCAATCATTGGTTTACCGATGCAGTCTTTAACCTGCAAAATTTGTTTACGTCCGTTGATATTGATAACAATTTTCTCAGGAAACTCTTGCTGAGCGTTAAGCCTTGGCCCTGACACCCGGGACCCCGCAGGGTCCGCTCCTACGCCATCAGCAATGCTAGAATTCTGACATACTTTTGTCGCAACAGCATACAGTCGTTCTACGACCCAGTTAAAGTTTTTGTCTTTAACTCCTTTCATCACAATTTCTTGTGATAGTCCTTCCATAATGGCTTTTTGGTTAAGCCCTGTGGAAAGACTCACTAGTGCATCCCATACCTTGAGAGCGAAACTCTCAAATGGTAAGGTTTGCTCGCAGCCGATTATCTTGTTCCAAAAGTGGAACCTAGTTGAACCGAGAGTAATACTACCATCATCGTTAATGGTATAGATTTTATACTTCTCTGTATGGTCCAACTTTTCATAAACGGCTGCCTTAATCTTCGGTTCGGAGAGCATTACTGCAATAAGCTTAACACTCTTCTCAGTTAAAACAGCCTCCATGAATCCTACGCGATCTTATCAGCTGGTTTTGACTCTGCCTTCTGGCGCTCGTAATCAGCAATGATCTTCTCATTTGCTGAGATGGCAGATACACACTGTGCCTTAGCCTTCTGCAACTGCTCGATCATGGCGTCAAGACGAGCTATCTCACCACGGTTGAGGTCGTTAAGAATGCCACCCAAATCCTTAGGATCTGAGAACACAGCCTTAGAATTCTTGTCCTTGAGAGCGTTCTGGACAGCCTCTTCAGTGGTCTCACCAAACTTGGTGCTATTCTCACCGAGAGGAATATCGATCTGGTTGTCGGTGCCCTCATTGAGACGGCAAACGACATCACCGATTGCGTTCTGTTTTGTTGCCATAGACTCAATCGTGATATAACCGATCGAGAAGCGACGAGGCGAACGGTTGAGTACAAGGTTTACATTAGAGCTCTGCTTAGCCTGCTCCAAAACCTTGTCATGGTCTGGGTTGAACAAACGGGTCTGAGGAGTAAATACGTCCTGACCAAACATTTTTGCACCGAGCATGCTCAGTGGGGTACGATTTGATTTAATTGTAGTTTCCACGATGTTTACATTAATTTCTGACATAATCATATCCTTTTTGATATCGTTATTGATTAACTAACGATATGATTGAAAAATATGGTGTATTTTGGCTACACCTTTGCCGTTGTTTATTGAATAAAGCAACGCTGATACGAAGATACTCGGTTACTACTTTGCGTACTTAGTTTTCTAAAGGAAGTTCTACTATTGTAGACGCTTTATCTAGACTTAGCTGCACTTTCCCTACTACAACAATAGGGTAGTAGGCTTGCAACAGGAATTGCATACGTATGATGCAATTAGCATTTACTGGTTTATCCAGGCCCATCGTCTAAAGCTTTGAATGCTTCCTTTGCATAATCAAATGCTGAACTGTTTTCTGCTATTTTGTTCACGTTTTTTCTAACTTAACTATTCTAATCTTCGTTGGTGAAATTTTGCAGAGCAACTAACACTCATAGAATCTTAGAATTCTTATAACCCACGAAAATATGTAGAATCTCGGTCGTATTTCCCTTACTATACTTACAAGATATTCCTACACGATTGTTATTAAAGCAGATTGTCTCTACTGCTAACTTAGAAGCGACTGTCAGCTAGGTCTCCTTACTGCGGTACTCGGCTTATGGCATGTACCCAGCGGTTGGTTATCGGAATGTCTCAGGATCAAACCCATCACAGACTTTACGGCTTTTTGTATCTTTGCTGATATTTGTAATTTTTCTGTACCGGTATTACTACCTCCTATTTATAGTGCACGAATATTGGGAATTCAACCCATACATTTCATCTTGTCACCCACTTATAACGTAATATACATGTATAGAGACAGTATACACATATAATATACACAGTCGTTTTACAACATAGATATAAGCTGCCCATCAATTTCCTGTATTGCTTCGAACCTTTATGTTTACATATACTGTTGCGCAGTATACTTTAGCACGGTTGGCATATCGGTTGGCACTCGATTTCTTCACCTCAAGCCCTTACTTACAACGTAAGATTCACTCTATGAAGGGACGTCAATTTTTGTTAAACATGTTATCTTTTAAACTTTCTAGGTTTTCATAGTCTATATCTCTTGCATACAACATACGCATACATAATATACCAGCTTACTACTCTGTAGAGACTATGTAATATTGTATATCATAGTGCAAATAAACTATTAGTCTAGATCGTTTTGGATGAAAGTGGAGGTCAAATGGTCCTGGATGGACATATCTCGAATCAACTTTCTACCTGATTTGCTATTTCTTATTCTAGGATAGCACTCCATCAATTTTCTTTGACTGTAACGGAGTCATCGATCATAATCTCATGAACGATTTAATTTTCATGGAAATTGGCTGTAAGTTCGGATTGCCTAACATCCTAATAATACAACTGGAATAGATTTTCACCGCGATCTTCACCCGCGTACGATACTCCCGTAGAGCTTCGATTAAGGGGCTGCCCAACCCTTGCGCTTGTTTTACTTTTATATACCGCATAAACAAGAAAAGCCTGGCGGTCTACCATGAGCTCAGACGTCTTACACCTCATCCCTGGCACCCCTTCAATGGAGTTGTGACGAATCGAACGTCAAGGACTATATGCCAACGTATTCACCATACGTCCCGTGAGTATTATCCTCACGATATTGCGTCTTAGATAATTTTTTCGGCCTTTATACTAGCTTTGGACACTAGAAACACTACCTACGGCTTAATAATACTTCTATATTGTTTGGGATATCCTCGGTTCTTCCAGCACCATGCACCATACCATGTATGCAATTCTGTTCACCTACTGGGGACCAATATAGTTCGTCTCGTGTAACGTTTGTATATGCTTAGTATTATCACATATAATTACGATACGGTTCATTACGCCCTTCTTGGGACTTATGCGTTTGTAATTACACTGCATCTTTTTAAGGTGCATTCAGCCTCATCCAGCTTGTCTCCAGACGGTTCTCACAAGTCCAGCTGTGCAATTATAGGAGCTGATACAACGCTTCTCCTACCTATATCAAACTGTTTCAATGTTTGATACATTTCATCCTACCTTTTGAGTGATCTCGCCCTGCAAGACAGGGTTAACATATTCTCGGATCAAGTTCAATTTATTGAGTTTTTCTTCTAGCTCCTTCGCGGGGGATGTTCCAGAATAGTACGTAGACTAATGGGATCTACTATATGTACTTACCCAATTATAGTGCATAGGGTTCTTATGTTTACTTATGCACATTGGAGGCGATTTGGATATAATCATTGAGCTCTCCCTTACGAATGGTAGAGTTGTGATTAGTGGAGTCGACCTTTTCTCCAGGTTCCATAATATACAGAAGTGGTACATACGACGTATCTGTCTTCTTAATTACGGTGCGTTTAACAATTACCTTTGCAGGTAACTGTTTATGGTTACAAGGTACAGTCTTTTCTACCCTAACGGTATCATGGACTGTATCAGGATTAGCACGATTCACTTGACCAAACAAATGGTCCATTGGTTGCTGTACAGTAGATGCTGCTACTGTCTGCACTGTCGTTGGAAGAGGAACATTCTTAAGATCGGCAATATTCATGCCGATAGTAAGAAATGCTGCCCCTAACAACGTGATCACTAATTTTTTCATACTTTGATAGTTAAATTATTTGCGTTCACTTTGCCATTGGATGTCAAAGGCTCTTTTAATGCGACCAACTAGTTGTGAACCAGTTCTCTTAATTGGCCGTATTATTTTTTTACCTTAGCCTTAGCCTTACCTTTGGCTTCCTTTTTCTTATCCTCAGCTGCCTTCTTATCAGCTGCTTCCTTAGCAGCCTTGGCAACAGCCTCTTCCTCAGCCTTGATCTCCTCATCGGTCTTGAACTCCAAGTCGATGATATTCTCCTTGGCATAACCTACGAGTGGATCAGAAGGATTACGGAACAGATTAGAGATGATACCAGCATGCTGTGTAGCGTTATCAAGCATCGAATCAGACTTAACCTTAGCCATCATCTCTGGAGTAACGTCACGATAGTATGCACGCTTAATGGCGATAACAGTCTTCTTTGCAAAGTTGTTACCCTCCAAGAAATTCTTCTTCAAGTTCTCAACGAACTCGCCTGGAGCTGCAAGAACCGTTGCAGTAGCCTTATCGGCAAATGCGATGTTCTTGTTAGCTGCCTCAATGTGCTCCTTGACACGATCCTTTTCTGGCAGCTTGTTCTCCGCCTCGAGCAAGGTCTTACCCTTTGAGCGAACATCGTCTGCACCAATGATTACGAGGCACTTTACAGCGTCTGCAATCTGATCATCGGTATACTTGCATACGCCGGTGTTCTTGTCAGTAGAATGGTCGCGAAGCTCACAGAACGCAGATACAGGAGATCCTGACGTAGCGGTAACGTTGAAGAAGTGAGCACCAATTCCATAAGTAAGCGTTCCGACACGACCTGTAAGCTCAACAATCTTGCGAAACGTATCATGGAAGTTCATGTTCTTGAGATGCTCCATATCGTTCTTTGCAGAAGCGAGAGCCTTCTCAGCGTTCTCCTTGTACTTCTTGTCCTTGGTGTTCTTGAGTGTCTTCTCAGCAGAATCGATAGCACGTTTAGCCTCGATAGAGCGATATGACTTATAGAAGTTCACACACTGCATGATGCTATCCATCAGCTTAGAATCACGGTTCATAGCCAAGAAGCCAGACAAAGCTTTCTTGAGCTCTTCTTCGTCCTTAATCTTTGTAGGATCAAAAACCTTACCTGCTGTTGCAGCACGAGCCTTAGCATCCTCTTCGAGCTTCTTAGAAGTCTCTTCGGACACCTGTACAGCTGAAGCTGTAACCTCAACTGCATCTGCATCGTCTTTTGAAGGCAAGAGCTTTGTGCCATCAAAGCTTACACCAATTTCCTTCAAAGCTTCAGTAAGCTCTGGAAGAGCAGCCTTACGAATTACAACAGCGAAATCGCTTGAGCCATACTTGACCTCGTTACATACGCACACTGCGATGCCGAGGGCGTTAATGTGGTTGATCTTGTCGATAGCTCCCTGTGGGAAACCAGTATGCTCAGCAGCTTTCTCATCCAAGAAAAAGCGTTCGTGAGTCATCTTCAACAAATCTACCTGGTGGTTACGGTCCATGCTTGACCCACCTGTTGTTGTGAGCATAGCTGCAGCTTCAATAGCTACATCTGCATTGTTACCACCATTGTTGTTGTTCTGAGCAACTTTTACATTGCCCTTTCCATTCTTTTTTGCCATTTTGATAATGTTTTTAAATGTTATTTACTAAAATTAATTAATACTTTCTGGGCAACTAACTTAAATTCAACTTGTGTCGAATATGAAGTTCGTTTTTAACCAATCTCGTGGAGGTTTAGTGAGCACTTTAATATGCTCTCCTTCACCCAAGTTAAGCGCAGCAACAGTATCTACCACAACTGTATCCTTACCTGCTGGTTTTGTCTCGGCACATGTACCGGCGCCCTCTGAGGGTTCCAAGGCCTGAAATGAGCACGTCGGTGCCAGCATGGGATTTACAGAAGCTTTAACTGTGCTGGCTTCACTTTCATGGTCAACAAAGGCATAGTTGACCATGCTCTTACTGGTAAAACCAAGCAAGAGACTTACGAGAATGATCCAGAACAACTTGTTGCTCTTATTGTATCTTGCGAAACCAAGAGCTACAAAAATCGAGAGAATCAATAATAAAAGTGAAGTCATTTTTGTTAAACTTTTAAGTTATTTTTAATTTTCCTACGAGTGCGGCTTAAGGCAGCTTTTATAGTGCCTGTAGGAATTTTCAGCACTTTGCTAATTTCATCAACCGTAAGATCTTCTACGTAAAATAGATTAAAAATCTTCTGTGTCTTCTTTGGGAGTTTTTCAAATTCCTTTAGAAGAGATTCATACTCAAGAAGATTGACAAGATCTTCTTCTTCTGAAGAATTAGTCAATTCGACAGGTAGTCGGCCTGAGTCTTCTCCTAATTCCATGGATTTCTCTTTTACTTTTCGTAGATAATCTATAGCTGTTCGATTAGCTATAATTCTCAGCCATCCGCCAAAAGACGAATAATCTGTGAATGTCGAGAGTTTTTGGTGAACCTTAAGAAATACAACATTTGTAAGATCTTTAGCTTCATCCATGTCATTCACGTAACAAAAAAGCACGTTGTCGACGAACTCTTTGTAACGGTTAAACAATTTATTAAACGCTAGCTCATTTCCCTTTTGAGCTTCTTTTATGGTCTCAATCTCAGATTGAGTGATACGCTGATACTCCATATTGTGGGGTAGGGGAGATCTCTCTCACCCTACTCCTGATAAAACGGAAGATCGTACACCATCTTCTGACGGTATAACGACCAAACGTTGTTGACGAAATTGTTGAAAAGGATTATTTTCAAATCCTTTCCTCCTGTTTTCATTTCTACCTTTTCAAGTAGTCCTGAACCGATACGCATACGAGTTGTAAGTGTTTTGAACTTCATAGGGTTGCTTAGGACTATCGTTTTCATAATCCAATCACCAACTCTACGTAACTGTTCATTACAACAGTATTCGTATATACAATTTTCGTCTAGGCTGTCTCCTGCACAGAATATGTGCGCTTCATAAGTAAAGCCTTTTTTGAGGCGGTTATGAAACCAGTTAATCACATTTTCTACACCTTCTTCTTTGCAGCCTAACAGACTAGCTCTGTAAATTAGCATTTTAGGGAAATACTCCATTTTTTATTTTGTTTAATTAAATGTTTTCTTAATAAACTTAGAGAAATCTTTAAAATACTCATCTAGAAAACTAGCTTTTTCTGACAATGCGTTATCAAATAAAGCCATATTACCACATTTACATGATATGTTATAATAGTTCTCTAGGTACTTATAGTTCTCTTGGAACCATACTACCCAGCTATTAACCCATATCCAAAATGCTCGTTCTCCAGAGTTAAACATTTTGTTGATACCTTCCAAATTTATAGAGTCTGCAAAATTAAAATTCTGAGACCCCTCATGTATTCCAAGAGCTTTTCTTAATGATGCATTCTTTTCATCTGTTCGAGGTGTTCCTCTTCCAGTATTATAGATTGCTACATTTTCTTGGTATACACGGTCTATCCATCGCGTCTTCACAGCATATTTAATTCTTTCATGTGGCTCTTTACCTATATTAGATAATCTACCAAACTCTGTACACCATTTAAATGCGAGGTTGACGACATGAGGACACCTGTCCTTTATCATCGCTTTATATCCCTTTGTCATAACTAATAGGAAGGCCCCGGGGGTTGAACCCAGTTCGTAAACTCAAATGAACCTACGCGCTACCAGCTTCAGCCTTCTCTCCACTTTGGTAGGAAACACCTAGACTAAACTTACGCTACGTTAGTATAGTCTACAATGTTATTTACATTGCCGTTTAATTTATAGTATAGTGCTTAATGTATTTATCTCCTCTGTCTGTCAAAACCAAACACGCCCGTGTAGGCAGTTTTACAACATGCCTAGGTTGCCCAAATGGAGTCTACACAATAGCGTAGAGGGAGCACCGTGGACGTGAGGGGAGTCGAACCCCTGTCCAAACAGATTATTTCATACACACTGTACATTCTTGTAAATGTTCCGATGATCAGTCAGAACATTCGATTTAAGCCGTTTTAGGTGCGCTCTAAGACATTTTTGCGACACTCGTGGTTAATTACTCCACTTGGTGACATACTCTGCCTCAGAGCGCTTAAAACATGGCTAAAAATATATAGGAATCCTCATGATACGAAGATACTTAGAGGGCTATATTCAGCATTTTTGATACATTTTGCAGGGTTCAATTAACTTTCTCAGAGCAATCAAATCTCCCCGATACAATGATACGCACAAAACATATTGTTTGATCTACTGTCCCAATTTATTGTGTGGGTTCACATTTCTTCCTCCCATCGTGATACGAAGATACTTGATGAGAATGTTAATTCATTCTAAGATTCCTTCTCTACACTGTCCCTCGGGATCTCTAGTACCTGAGAATCTATGTACGTGATACGAAGATACTTGTACTAGAAGAAGAATTATAAACGATCGAACTGATAGTTGGCATAATACCAGCTGTTCGGATACTTAGTGCGCAACTCACGGTCGTGCTTTTCAAATTCGTTGTTCAGATCGTTCATCTGCTTACGCTGATCCTCATCGATCTTCTGCGAAAGGTCACGGAACTGATTTGGTGTAATCTTCTGGTCGTCAGGAACGGCGGTACCATTCTCGTCCTTACCCAGAAGACGAGCCAACAATTCTGTACGCTTCTTCAGAATGTCGAGAGTAATCTTTGCCTTCGCACGGTCCTTACGGACGTTGAGAAGCTCCTTAATACGGAGATAGTCAGCACACTTAACGATCTCTTTGACCTGGGAGATCTTGCGTTTCTCCTCATCCTGGCGGATCTCTTCTGCCGCCTTGTCTGCGATGTCTGTGACGAGGTTACCCTTCATCAACTTTTCTACTACGTTGTCTGCTGACACATTCTGCTGCTCTTTAGCAGCACCTTTTGTTTCTGCTTTTGCCATTTTGATAATGTTTAAAATGTTTGTAAATAAAATTAATTAACATATTGTTACTTCACCCACACTCCAGGATGGATTCTTAATGAATACTGCGCCATCATTATTAATGGTGATATCGCATGGAGCTTTGTGAGAGCAGTTAGCCAAATGAATGAGTGCGAATCTAGCCTCTTTAGCTTGATTCTCGTTAGGGTACTTGGATTCGAATACCAATGTTTTTGTACTCTTACCCTTTCCCTTAGCTTTTTTCGTATACACTGGAATCTTCCACATAGTCTAAAGGATTTAGCTTGTTTTTAAACTTGTCACGCTTATATGCCTTTGCTTTGGCTTCAGCGTGGCGCTGATGATACACTTTCTTAGTATTACGTTGTGTTCTGCACATAATTACATGTTATCTTGAACCGTTTTAAATACGCAGATAACATCTGCGGAAATACCGTAAGAATCACGCATTCTCTTACTTACACCACCAGACATAACTCTGATAGCATTTGTAAGAGATTCATTGTCATGCTCATTATTTATAGCCTCTGACAATGCGAGCAGCAACTTCAACTTGGAGTCAAAATACTTGCTAAATCTTTTTTTCACGTAGATGCACGCAGATTCTACAACAGAAAGCTCTGTATTATTCTTGGCTTCTGCATGATGGATAATAACGGAATTAACTTCTGTTTCATCCATTGTGGCTGCGTGCACATCCTCAATATTGGGTTTTACAATCTTTAGCTGTGAAGCTACCGCCCCAACTTCTGATGCGCTCAAATTAGCACCCTCATAAGAGATAATAATGTACCGCTTCATGGCTAATCCTCCTTTGTCGTTATGTTAGTACTGGAGGACTGCACGATCTGCACATGCTTACCGTCGATAATGGTATCAACCATTTCTACGTTTGGAATATCAGGAGGAGTAGCTGCACTGTATTGATCCTGTTTATCAGGAAGATTCAAATATACATGCTTGTTCATCTCGAACTCGTTCGATATACTCATCTTAGTCAATGGTTTTCCAGATTTTTCTAAGACTGATACCACATCACGCATAACCTTTTCAGGTATACTGAAGAACACTGAGTCCTGATGTCTCCATTGACCTTCCGATCTCTGAAACTCTATAACGTCAGAACAGTCGGTGAATGTAGGATTGTCAATATCCTGCATCATCTTTGACACCATGAGTGAGTCATCGTGTTTGATCTCACTCTTTGTCTGCTTCACATAGTCACATGATGACACTGTGGCAGCTACAATAAGCATGATTAAGCACATGCTAAGCTTTTCGAATAATCTCTTCATTTTGATAATTTATTAGAGATTTAACAAATGTTAACTATCCGGGTTTTAAAGATTCACGGAATCATCTTTTGTGGACCAGCTAGGGCTTGAACCTAGGACCTCCAGATTATGAGTCTGTTGCTCTAACCACTGAGCTACAAGTCCAAATGGCAGTTTTTCGTCTTGTTTCTATCCCTTTCTTAGATGCTGCCAAACTCTCCCCAGGATGCTATAATGCGTGATTTTATACAGACTTGAACTGTTATGTAGGCCTCTAACCTAATAAATCTCGGGGACGGTATAACCCGCCCCCTTGAAATGCAACTTAGTTAAATTTTTCCGTCCAATATGATATAAAATATATGATACTGGAGATCAATATTATTATCAACATAACAATTACTACTACCAACGAAAAATCGCTTATGTTAGTTATATTTGTTATGTTTGACAGTAAGTCAAAAAGAGGGAATGCCGAAATAATTATTAACGCTATTGATACAAATAGCTCTCCATATTCTTTTCTCATAGGTATAATGCTATTTGCGATATCTCATCATAGTCGTCTTCACTGACAAACCATGAATCGTTATCTGTGGTTAAATAACTCTTTCTTGATTCCAAATCTACATCTTCTAACGATAATACACACATATCATCAGGATTTGCAGACTCGTAGTTCTTTAAAACTACATTTACGTTGCTACAATGCGATTTAAGTCTACGCAATGAAGCATGATGACGTCTAACTTCTAATTCTTCGTCAGACATTTGCCCGTTTTTTCTACGTTTTGCCATAATTAAGGACTAATAAAAATTATTCCGTCTTCAATGCATGATGGTGATTCTTCATTTAAATTCTTTAAATCTTTTACCCTTGGACAAGAGAAAGGATTATTAAAGATACACCCATTGCAATTGTATTGACGTTTAGCCCTAACAACAATGCCATTTATTTTGTAGATTCTGCCAGGACTAAGATTTTTGCTCATAGTTCACCTATTAATTGTAACTTGTACATCGGTTGCTTAACTGGAACCATTTCGTATCCTTTACGAATTTCATCAACTTTTCGAAGCACTCTAGATACTTCTCCAAGTTTAAATACTCTATGTATGGTCTTACCTTTGTTAGCTAGTATAAAACATACAAATTTTGATGGATTAGCATATAGCTTATCATATACAGGTGATACGCTATGATAGAATGCACCAACACCTTTCATTGTGTCGATTTTATTCATATCACCTTCACTAATCATAATCTTTGCTGTTTCTCCTTTTTTTCCCAGATGTTCAGACCTATATATATAGTATTTTCCAGTTGATACATCTCTGACAGTTGTACATACACCGCCAATGCTCTCGACTACAACCATTGCACTACCTACCATTATGCCACTAGGCAATATTCGGCACACTACATCTCCTTTACTAAAATTCATTTGTGTACAAATTTGATTTTGTATCGAACAATTGATGTAATTACACCATTTCTTAACCTAATGCCAAGTGTAGGCTCAATAGAGAATTGCTTGCATGTGCTAATATAATCTACAACACTCTTTGAGATTGGAATAATCTCTGAGAATCCTGCAGATTTATCAACATATACAGCCATATACTTAACGGTTTTGCCGTTAACACTCGGTTTCTGTACTATTTGTTTAATACATTCAACCTTACAAACCATTGTGTCAATTGCAGCTTTTTGCTGCGCCTGGCACTTTGCGGTAACGAATAAAAGCATAGTTATTATAACTATTGCTATAACCCAACCAGCTCCATGATTGTCTGGTTTTTCACAAAGATTTGTCGTCATAATAAGATCAATGAATTGTTAAGAATTTAACACTTGTCTTACCAGCTCCTGGAACATTTGAATGTTTGTTGTTAATATAACTATTCAAAGTATTTTCCAAAGATTTGGCATTGACTTTACTTAATCCAGAAGAGAGGATCATTGTAGACCCTCCCTCCTTGGCAACTACCTTGTAGTTAAGGTATTCAGCATCAGGTTTCCCTTTTGCTGATTGCGGTTTAACTGCTTGGTTATGCGTCCTCATGTTTTTCTTCTTCTGATTCATCATCTGTACAAATGAATGGTTTACAATCCAGACCAATAGCCTTAATTACATTAGGCTCACTGAGTCTGTCCTCTGCGACCTCGCTAATTCCTTTAGCGATAAACGCAAGATGTCTCAAGTCATCGATGCTGTTGAATTTACCATCAACTTCAACTGTTACCTTGATGGTCTGTTCCTCTGTTACGGCGTCCAGTTCAACATCAATAGATTTCAAGATTTGAATGTGTTTCTTGAACTTAGTCTCCACGTAACTAGGAGCATCCAAATCAACATGACCTGGAGACAGTGTACGAGACACTGTTACGATTGTTTTGTTACCGTCAGCAAAAATTTCTGACCCAAGTTTTGGGTAATCGTTACCCAGCAATTTCTCTAAAATGTTCATAATTTTGATAATTTAAACATTATTTACTTGTATAGGACTACTTCTCACCTATACTTGAGTTTTGTGTTCCATCTGTAATTCGGTTTCCCTTTGGAGGCTTTGGACTCTCTACGGCTACATTAAACACTTAGGGTTGATGCAACTCAACCCTTATGTTTTTTAACTAATTTAAAATAACAATAGTGTAAGTTATCAATACAATACTTACACCATTCTTTTTGTCCAGGTAAATATAGATCGCACTTGTAACAATCCGTAAAATTAGATCTATTTTTTACAATTCTAAATACATTTTTACAAATTGTTAACAACTGTCCTGGCTTGTATTCTTTATGAATACCAGATGTCTTCTGTATGTTCTTCCTTATCGAATTCATTCATACTACTTTGCAATTAATTCATCTACCTTAGACTTTGCTTCTAAGTAATTAGCACCATAATCTGTCTCAAGGTCTGTATCCATGAGGTCAAGATCATGTGTTCCATCGAGAGAGTCTAAAAGCGTCTCCGTGCATTTATAATACTCTTCATACGCTTTTACTTTTTCCTCTGCCTTATTGCTCTTGCCTTTATAGACATTTACACTAAAGCAGGCACCAATGATAGTAACAATAACTGCTCCAATAAAGAACAGATTCAATTGGTCCATAAAACCATGAATTTTGTTTTTGTCCATATTTATATATATTTTGATTAATAATCGATAAAAATGACATATCTATCCTCACGAACCAATATGCCTGCATGGAATAAAACCTTTTGTGTAACTAAAAAAAATGATGCAATAAAAGATGTGTAGTGGTTACTGGACTCGAACCGTCGCTATGTGTGTGCGCTTTTATAGCCAAGTACGATACCCATATAATGCATTCGTACATAGTATACCCTCTTACTTCAGTAAGTGTATAATAACCACTATCCGTCTCTCCGGATCGTCATAGAGAATTAAGTCGCACTTTGTCTTCACCTGTATACAATTCGGCCGCGTTAAATAACTCTCAGTTTTACATGTAAACCCATTCCTAGGTTAACCCTCTGTGTCCCACAATCGACATCTTACAGCTTTGCAAGTACCATAAGCACGTGTTGCAGTGCATGGGCTTGGGACCATGGCCGCCACATTACTGTCTACGATTTATCACGTTAGCGTAGACTCTCCGTCATCCTAGTTTGTATACCGCATGAGATAACGGTTTAATACAACTATCTTCACAGACCATTGTATTATGGGGTCACAAAATGCTTATGAATAATGAATATCAGACTACACTGTGATGCAACATGTGTAGTTTCATCTAGGTCTCATCAGTGATTATTTTATTGGAGTAATACGTAGTATTACGTAATGCTCGCTACTCTCCCTAGCTGAGTTTAAATTAAAAATGTACCACTATCTTCACAGACAATGATATGTATCATGCCAATGTTGCCACGCTTGGCAATCGTTCACCTATTTTAAATGAGCATATTATCAATTATATATGGAATCTTCTTTCATATTGATTATGTTTTGTTAATAACGCTATATATTAAAACAGCCTATTTGAGCTGTTACGTAGGATTGTTCTGAAAAAAGGGTTTGGGAGATTGTTTTACCAATCCCCATCCCCACTAATTTTCGTCAGCTTGACCGAAATCGAAATCATTATCGACCATATCAAGCATACGATTTTTCAGTTTATTAAACTCGCTTTCTTCGTCTTCTACACTACCTAAGTAAGTGTTTGATAAAGATGAATAAGTGTGCGTGCCGTCATTGATAGCCTTTTCTTTGCCGTCTGTTAGTTCGCTAATTGTGAAGTCAAAAGTAGAAAAGCGTGCTTTCTTACCTTTGAATTTCTCAACCAACTTTGCCAACGCTTTATCCTGTTCTTTTTCCGTGTGCTTATCAGTAAGCAACGAATCAAAGTTAATTAAACAAGTGTATGTCTTGCCAACAGATGCACCAGCCTCTTCAAAATCAGCGAGTGATAATAAATCATCATCCTCTTCATCCTTTGAGTTATCGGCAGCGTATGCAATACGTAATCGTACACGGAACGCTTCATTTTCCTCATTCCACTCTTTGAGTTTATCATTGAGCGAAACGTCGTTAATTGTTGCAATTTGATTAATTTTCTTCATTGTGATTTGAGTTTTGAATGTGAATAATTTGTGTTTTGTCTTGGGGGGATACCCCAATCCGAAAGCATATACCGGGGTGTGATTCATTGCTGTTTCGCGTCTTTACACATTTATCACAATTCAAAAAAATAAAAAAATAAAATAAAAAAAGCCGAGGTTATAAGCCCCGGCTAATAATACGAAACGTTCTATATACATCATTCATGAATTCTCTTTGTACTAATTCCGTTTCCTTTTCCTTCG